ATAGAGGTGGTAAAAGAAAACATAAAGGAAAAACTTGCCCTCAGTATCTCTATTTTTTCTTCTAGTTGTAGTCATATCAAAATACCAATACTAGTATTATGTATAGTATTAGAAACCCGGAATAGCAGGTTTTGCGTCAATAATACCACCTGTAGAACTAGGCATCTTGGGCATAGCACCACTAATCATACCAGGAAGTGCTTCTGTAACAGATGCTGTAACTTGTTTGATTGCTGCTTCTTTTGCACTTTCGATTAGTGCATCCTTATTAAGATACACATAAGCACCTGCACCGACGACGGCAGCAGATACTCCGAATGAAGCAAGGGCAAGTAAATTAATTAGTTTTTGCATTGGATTACTCCACTAAAGTTCCGTGTGCTCTGCGAATCTCTTTGAGTTCCTCAAAGTTCTTCTGCTTGGTTCCTCCGTCATATGCCCAGGCATAACCGGCAGCAATCATTTGTTCGTTGAGAGAGACTTCTGCGTCTCCGATGTAAAGCCACCCAAGTAGACGACCATATTTGCCGACACCACCAACAAGCTCAGTCCTAATAACAAGATCTTCTTCACCTTCAATAGCAGCAGCAAGTTTTTCTTCCAACCAGTGTGTTGCATCATAACCAAGTGCCTTCTCTTCATCATCTTTGGTGCGTTTCTCTGGAGTATCTACCCCAGCAACTCTAACTCTCTCTTTCTTATAGAGATCAAATCCTAGATCAATGGTGACATCAATAGTGTCTCCATCAAGAACTCTATTGATCTCCACTACTCTAAAGTTATAGCAGGACTTCCTGCTTGGTGGAACCATTGCTCCCATAAGTGATCAATCGTCTATCTTATATATTAGATCTAAGTTTTGCATAATCAAATACTTTTTGAGGAATATTGATTCCTAATGCTTTTTCAAACCCCTTAAATCCTGGTGAGGAGTTTGCTTCACAGATTCGGTATCCGTCACTATGAAATAAAAGATCAACACCAGCAATATCAAGACCGAGAACTTTTGCAGTTTGAATAGCCAGTAACTCCATTTGATCATCGACATCGTATGCTTTCCCTTGACCTCCACGGGAAATATTTGCTTTAAATGATCCGTCAGTAGATTTGCGTTGCATAGCACCGACAACTCTACCTCCAATAACAATTACCCTGAGATCTCTTCCTTCGGATTCTTTAATATACTCCTGAACAATCATGGAGTTCTTAAAGTCTAACGAAGAAATCAGTTCTGACAAATCCTCAAATTGTTTTGCGTTCTCACAGAGATAAACACCAGCACCGTGCGATCCAGTAACTACTTTAAGAACACAGGGAAACCCAATTTGTTTTTCAACTAACTCTGCACTACAAGGAAATCTTGTCAGCATCGTTTTAGGAATAGGAAGTCCTGCTTGTGCCAGAATCTGGTTGGCATACATCTTATCCTTTGATGCCTCAATAGCAGCAGAGTTGGGAATAGTTGGTACGTTTAATCTTTCAAACTGTCTGAGAACAGATAGGTTAAAGTAACCAGTACCGCTCCCAGTCCTAGCAAGTATGCTGTCTGGGAGAGAAACAATATCATTACGATATCGAATAGATTTGCGGTCATCTCTAGAAACAATGAGATCGATTTCGTCTGCGAAGACTAAAGAAAAATCGACACCATATTTATCTGCTTCTTCGATAAATCTTTCGCGTTCATACATCTCTGTTGTGAGACGATTACCAAGCATCCAGAGTTTCATATTATTTACTAGCAATCATTAAATACTTTGCCAACTTGTGACCCTGCTTCCGAACCCATCTTCTGCCCAAGCAATAGTGCCCAACCAGATGCCAACCATCCAATATAAGGTATGTTCATCATAGCAGGAACAGCAACACCAGCAGCAATAGCACTACCTGCCATTGCACCTTGACTCCGTGCTCCAGCGTCCGCCACGATGCACTCTATGTCTTTTGCAGACTTTCCCTCGGCGTCAACGCCACCTCCTAAGTTTCTAGCACCATCCATAGTATATTGGTCTACACGATATTCCTTACGATGCTCTACCTTAGGACCAAATAAACCCTTCTTAGCAGCATCTAATTGAAGTGATTTTTCTGATTGTAAAACTCTAGGGTCATTTGCTCGATATTCAATCCTATATCCATCCCTAGTTGATTCAACCTTATAAGACGAATAATCTCCCTGCGGAAAATTAATTACAGGATACTGTGGTCGAATAGAATTCAACAAATGACCGAGAACACCAATATGAGCAATACCAAATACCACACCTAATCCAATAGCAATATTCTTTGTGGAGAATCTTTTTGGTGGTGTGGGTGGTATTACTTCTGGAACATCAGTCTTTTTGTTGAGTGCCATTTTACTGACCTTGTAGTTTGATATCCAAATCTTTCAGTTCAGAATAATATTCGCAAGGATACTCCATTGCGATTGGGTCATTATGAAGCATAATATCTGTACGACAATATCCATTGCCGATTTCCATATGACCAACAATAAACATCGTTAAGAACATCATGGCATTAGACCGTAGGCATTACAGGTGGTTCGCCGTCCTTCTTAGGGGCAGCAGTTGCAATCTGAAGAGGTGCTTGCTCGATACGAATGGTTTGAGCAGGTGCGGTTTGTGCTGCAGCAGCAATCAGTTTCTCTAAGTCTGCCTTAGAAACACCACCAGCACCACCCATCTTCATTGTGCCGTCACCAGACTTCTTTGCAGTCTGAACACCAAATGTTGCTAGGACTCCAGTGAAGACCGATGCAATGAAAGTAGGATCAAGTTTCTGCTCAGGAATACCAAGTGCAGCAGGAAGTTTAATATAAGCAAGAGTCAAAATACCACCAGACCAGATAAGGATACCAAGTCTGACCATAGTGCTGATTGCTTCCAACTGACCTTCATGGTCATCGGCAGCTGCTTTTATTTTACCAAATAAACCTTTTTTCTTCTCTTCTTCTTTAGAAACTTCTTTGACTTCTTCTGGCATTTAACGAGAGCAAGGCTCTTATATTTAGTTAATAAATCCTTCCTTACGCAACCACTTCTCAGTCAATGGTGTGGGTTCATAGATTTCCCACATCTTACCAGTCGTGCAAGCTTCAAGTGCCTTGGCAGTCATACCCTCAGTTCTTCCTGCCCACTTTGCTTCTGCCTCAAAAGGAACAGCAGACTTGGGATAAGTCTTTTCTACAATCTCACGCCAAACACCAGGAACTCTGTCCTCTGGAAAAATTAAAGCAATCAAACTATTCTTGATAGTTCCTGCCATACAGTCCTGTGCAGCGTGCCAACCTTCATGACGCATCACTGTCATAAGGACGGAAGGACGATGCATAAAAGCATCATTCAGATAGAAGTTATTAGATACCGTGTGATAAACACCACGGTGACCAGGAGGGAAGTATTTTTCTGGTCCTAGAAAAACCATAACTCCGACTTGATCAAGGGATACCAGCATCGAGTTAAACTCATCAGCAACAATATCAAAATCAGAATTAGGAAACTCTTTACGAATATCGTCGATACTCTTGACTCTTCGGACATTCTCGGTGCATTCTTGAACTAACATGCAACCCAAAGCATCCATAGTGTAGAATCCTTTTTTAAGTTTAGATTCTTTTGCTAATGCAGGCATAGCAAGCAAAGAAGAACCAATCAAACCAAGTAGTAGTTTTTTCATGTTGTGTAATACGCTTGATAGTATTTAACCAATCCGCTGGTACTCACATTTCCTTGTGATACCCAGTCATGAGAGCATTCAGTAATACTCTGCATACTATAGAGAGGTTCTCCATTAGCGTCAAGTTGAGATCCAAAACGGGTGAGGAGAAGGTTGTATGCTCTTTCTCTTAGGTCCATTCTTTCTTCAGAATAACGCCAATCTTCATTCATTGAAACTGCCTCATACCAGTACCAGAGTTCCAACCACCAGGTCCAGATTGGAAATTTTCGGAACCACCAGGAAGTTCCTCTTTCCAAGTACCCCAGTATTTGGAAGCACGAGCATACATCTGTTGATGAATATCTTGTGCTTCCTTCTTAGGTTGTGCTGCCTCAATAAACTTTTGTTCCTCAATCTTTTGAGCAACGTGCTTTTCGTAAGCAATAACCTTTTCAGTTTTCACAGGCTCGGAAAACCAGTTATCAGTAGGAGTTACTACTGGAGCAACAACTCCAGTATAAGAAGGTTTTTGAGGTTCGACCTTCTTTGGTTTATCATCAATGAATTCACTC